ACCAACATATCCTACGTTCCAATCCATTGAGTTAGAATCACCAGTAAAAGTTAAATTTACTGTTGAACTATCTGCAAGAAAAGGCCCAAACAATTTGTTGTTGTCTCCATCTTGTAATAATGTAAAAGTGTTAGATGCACCAGTGATAATCATATCAGCAGATGTTCCCGAGAAATCATCTAATCCAACTTTGTTTCCATAACCCCTTTGAGTGAAATTTAAGACTAAATTGTCACCCGACTGTTGTAACCAAATTTCGTTATCGTCTGCTGCTGCAGATACGAATCCAGTTAACCCTAATGATAAACATAATGTAATGAATAATTTATTCTTCATTTTGTTTTTCCTCTATTTTCCAAAAACCTCTATCGTGTCCTTGGTATATTAGTTCTAAGACTGCAAGTTCAATTGCAGAACGAGTAGCTTTTGATACTCCTTCGTTTGTTGCAACTCCGTCTTCTACTTCCACAAGTTGGGTATCCATGTCCATAAATTTGAACACATCATACCCCCCACCAGTACTAAGAATAGTCTTAGTGGTTTGTACATTAAGTAATATTTCTCCTGTAAGAACTGAGATTCCTCTCAAACTTACAGTCACCACATCTCTTCGATAGGAAACTGATGCTCCAACACCAAGTGTTCTTGCACCCCTACCACCACTTTCAATGTTAGTGTCATAACCAATTATCCCACCATCAAGTAGGATACCAGCAAACAAGAGAGGTTGAATACCCGTTGGGGAATCCTCATTACCTTCTTGATTTGCAAAGTCTTCTCTAGCAGAACGAACAATCTGTCTCTCTCTTACAAGTGCATCCAAATTTGTTCTCTCTACTACTCTAAACCATTTACCTTTTCCAGCAGTCTTAAGTGCATCAATTAAAAATGCTTCTGCACCTTGGGTCACTGCAGTAGAGAAAGATGCAACTCCATCCATTCTCTTCCTTTGTCCTGTCTTATCTAAGAACCCATAAACTGCAACTACTGGCATTACTTTAGCAGGTGGTAAGTCTGCAAGTTCTTGATAGGTCGGTATCTTTACGACCTCTGCCTTTTCTATACAAGTACCTACCTTATTCATTACAATTGAATCACACGAATCATAAGACGAAGGAATACTAGCACACCCACTGGTGAGCAAGATAACCAATCCTACCAATCCGAGATTTTTCATTTTTTAGAAACTTCCTGTACCTACTGGTATGTCTAAAGTTGTTGTTGTACCATCACTTGCAACAATAGTTAATCTGATGAATTCTACTCCATCTTCACCAACCATTTTTTCATATGTCACTGTATTACCTTCAATAGAGAAGACACCATATGATGCAGCTTCTCCGTTAGAGAACATATTTTCTACTAACTGTTTTGCAATTTGAGCATAGATTCTGCTCTCTACATTTCTAAGAAATTTTGCAAGCGTGGTGTTATTTGCGTCTCTTTCTGCTTTTGCAATTCTATCTTCTATGTCTTGTGCAATCTTATCACGTCTTGATTTCTCTTGGTTCTCAATCGTAAGATAATGAGAACTCTGTCCTATTCCACTAAAGGATGGACTCTTAAATTTGTGTACGATTTCATCTGCTTCGATTGATGATGCAAAAAATGTAATCAGTATTATCCAACCAACTACTAATAATTCTCTATCTTTTTTTAGTTTCATTCTTTGTCGTTTCCTTTTTTCTCAAGTTCTCTTTCATTTCAAGAACCACATTTACTTTCTGTTGTAAACGAATTAAATCTTGGTCTAACATTCTTGTTTGGTCTATTACTTTGATTAATGCAAAATGCATCTTCTCAATTTGGGGTTCTAGTTTCTCACCTACAAACCACCATATGTAATATATGAAATATCCTAGTCCGACCATCATAACAATTGGGAATCCATAGTCATTGATAAGAGTAACTATTGTGGGGTCTGTATTTGCTACAACTTCAATAACTTCCGTTTCCATATTAATCTCTTCTTACATCAAGTTTTTCGTCTTCAATGAAGTTCTCTGCTCTTGCAATCCTCTCAATGTCGGGTCTTAGTTCCAATGCACTTGACACTAGTAGGTCAATCTTAATCATCTCGTTAGACATTGTTCTAGCACGATTCTCAAGCGACTTACAGAACATGGTTAGTGTACCAATACTGTCAACAACACCTTCTAAGATTTGTTTGATAACAGTAAATATGAAGAAACCCATAACAATTGACCCTGCAATTGGAGCTCCGACTTCACCTATCAATTCAAATATCTGTTCCATGCCATTATTTATAAGAATTGACCTTGCTCAGCGCTAAAAAAAGGGACTCGAAAGTCCCTTATAAAAGTTGAACTAAGTCTTACTTTTGATGCGTAGAAATCGCCTTGATAACTTCTGCTTTAGAACCACTTCGTTTTACCTTAATGGTGTTCTTATCTGCTAAATCTAATAGTTGAACTTTAGTAAGTTTCTTAAGGTTAGCAACATTATGTGACGTTCCTTTTTTTACAACTGGTTTTGCAGGTTTTTGAGCAGTCGGTTTAGGAGCGTCATTCTTCTTAAAGAAGTGCATTCCTATTGCCAGTGCAATTATTCCTAGTATTATATATTCCATTTTATTCCTCGTTAATGGTATTATTTATCCAATAAAGGATTCTTGTCTTTCGCCTTGCCAATTGCAAGTGAAAGTATTTCTAAGTATTTATACATCTTAGCCCAGACTTTGTCGTCTTGTGGTGTCGGTGTAAGTGATACTATGACTGAACAGATTGAAATAACAATCGGTATAATCATTAATAAATTCCAAATTCCCATGATAAAAGATATGATGCTTGAAAACATAAAAATCTCCTTTTTAAGTATTATGTACTTATTTAGGGTTTAGAACTCTTTATTAGTCCCTATAGTGTATTTAGTCGTCAATTTCCAGTCCTTTTTCTCTTTAAAGGGGATAATTTTGATTTGTGATAGCGGTGCAATAGGTTCTTCAACCCTTTTAGGGTCTACAATAGATACTAATTTCCATTGTGCAAGTAGAGACACTATAGTGTTTCTTCTACCAATGTCACCTTCGTCTATGCTGGTTGGTTTACCATCAAGTTTGAATAACTCTTTGAAATGTGTAATATAGTATTTACCACGTTTATGTAGAATGTGACATGATTGAAATAGTTCTTGTTCTTTTCGTGATGCTACACCTATTCTAGATAGGGTTTCTCGTATTTTTAGAAAGTCATCTTTTTCGGGGAAAGTTATTTCCACTAGTTCTGATACTAAGCTTTCATTATCATTCATTGTTTTGTCCACCAATACTCATTCTTTTTTTCAATTCACGAACTTGTTTGTCTGATAGAATTTCCATATACTCTTTTGCTTTTGATGTGGAAACTTTATAGTAGTTCTTAATCGTGTCTATTTTTTTACTGACATAAGGTTTTTCCCATGAACCAAACCTTTGTCTTTTTCTAAGAGTATTTAGTAAAAAGACATATTGGAGACGATGTTCGAGGTGACTTCGATTATTCATCTCATTAGTCATGAAAAGGGAATCTTGGTGGTAGGATAAAGATTTATTAATTAAGAATGGTGCATATGCCTTTTCTTCCACAGCGTCAACCATGATATCTTTTTTATCATAGGATACGGACTTGACAAAGTCAAAAGGATTACGCTTGGACATTTTACTTTCCTGTATGTTTTCCAAAGAGTTGTAGAAGGTCGTCACCTGTAACAGGTTCACCAAAGAATACAATTTCACCTGTTTCTCTAATCTCTCGTTTGACGACACCATTGTTGTATTCTATGTCCAATACTGAACCATCGTTACCCCTAGTGTCGTACCATAGTGAAGTTAATGAATGTGCATGAATCTGCTTAACACCGTTAGCCCATTCTTCTGCAAGGATTAATCTCCTTTGTCTATCTACTGTTTCGTCATATTGTGTCATTTCTTTTTCCTCTTGGCAAACTGTTTGTTTGCATTTTTTTGGAAACTCCACTCAAAGAATTTATTGATTGCGTTTCCAATTATTTTTTGTAACTTAAACATTTTTG